CGTACATGCTGATTGGATACCCTGTCCGAAGCCTCACTCAAATCGAGTGTGGCGAGGTCCCCAGTGATGGAGCCCTCTCTCGCGAGCCATTGGTTTGGTTCTTGAGATACGAACTGCATGAACTCCCTTGTTTGGTAAAAACGAGGGATCTCTTGCATCATCATCGCGAGAACGGCCTGCTGCATATATTGCACAGCAGTAGGTTCAATAGCGATGATTCGGGGACTATCCAGCGTCTTAGGGACGGAAATAACCCTTACAGGTATTTCATCCCTAGGTTCGAGGATCTGTACGTCGTCCAGCCATTGAAGCTGGACAGGAGAGGAAGGATTGGGTATGAGGTATTCCCAGTGTGGGAACATCTCTTCCAACCTTCCAGTCCACCGCCGAAGTACATACTTCGCGTTGCCGCGAAGCTTATCAGCGGTGGCTCCAGGGCCATGTTTCGGAGAGAGCATCTCGTGGTACAGACGATTGTCTATACTGGAGAAGAACTCGCTCCAAAGAAGATTTCCTATTCTCTGGAAATCTTCGACCCGCCGCTCTTCAGAGAAGAGTAGCGAATCTGCCCAACGTACATCCTTCTCACTCTCGATCCACTTGACATACGCAGCTTTAACCCTGTTAGGGGAAAGCTGGATCTTCTCTAAACCAGGAGAAGAATCAGGCTTAATCTTTGCCCACATCAGCGTAAGCTGACGTATGCATCGAATAGCCTCGATGTCAGGTGAATCGATCAGCAGTCCGCACTTAGGATCGAACACACGGGAAAGCAAACCTCCAAACAATTGGGGGAGAGCTCCGCGTCGCTGGAAACCAGCGAATGCGGTGTTCCCGACGAAACCATCGTCAAGGGACTTTGTGAAGTCCTTGCCGAATTTCGCCAGGGATATCGTCAGAAACGATATCCCCTCGTGCTCGATCCGACTCGTGATCGTTTTGAGATCACGAGTGGTGCTAGTGCCGCATCGCATGCTGGTTTCTTCCAGCATGCACCGTAGGAGCGCGATCAGGCTTTTCATGGATCCCCAATCTAAACATTAGGTGGTCCATCCTCAGCATGATCGTTCCCGGAGAGAGCTCTGTCAGCTCTCACCACCCAGAAGTTGGGTGACCCGTGCTCCCGTGGACGCCGTGAGATACGCGACAAGCGCATCCACGACGGCCTTCTCTTCCGTCACTGAATATCCGTTCACCGGAACATCAGCCACCAGAGTAACACTCATGGAAGGCTTGATGTTCTGGGACGGGTTCAGCGGATCGGCAGAGATCTTGGAAGCACTCAGTTTCAGAGCACGACGATTCCGACGCCCATAGGCGTGAGAAATCGTCATCTGGTAGAGACCGTCGGCGGACGTAAAAGTCCCCGAC